ATTTTGAATTTTGGTTAGTACATCAAACAACTCATTCCAATTCAAACTACTTTCACTTCTTGCCTTCTTACGATTTTGTTTATAATAAGGAAAGTAATCTTTTCTCCAACAATGTTTGTCGTCATAACAAAGTACCAATTCACCAAAATCTTTACTGAATTTTGTTTTATAAGACCTCAAAGAGTTTAGTACCATATGTCGTACTAAATCCTCACTTAAAGGTTCATCTTTCATCTGTATCATCAAATTACTAATCGTAACTTGATTCATATCAACTAATATCATTTATTCTTTTTTTTATCCAAAGCTTTCAAAAACTTGGGTATCAATTCCATTTTAAATATTGTGTTAGTATTACCTTTTTTATCTTTTTCTTGAACCATAAACTTATCAACCAAAGGTTGCATTTCGTGATTAATATCTAAATCTCTATAAATAGAACTCTTGATTGATTCAATAACAAAAGATAAATCTTTTATAAATGTTGGGTCATTAACTTTCAATCCATTATCATTTAATGAATGTACTAATTGTACTATTAAGGCTTCAGTAAGTTGGTCTGCAAAAGAGATATCCTCATTAAGTCTTAATAAGTTCTCATCTGGTTTAACTACTTTTCTTTTACCCTTAAATCTTTTAGGGAACTTTATTATGTTATCTTTTTTCTTTTCCATAATAATATTTATGTCCAATAATTTATTAAACCAACAACTGATATAATAAACCCAACAGAGTTTAATAATATGATAGAACCGTCTTTCCAAAAATATCCTACACTAGTCCATACAATACTTCCTATGGTCATAAAGTATAGATTTAGTGGATAGATATTAAAAGATGTAAAACATAAGCCTATCAACAATAGGATAGAACCAAACCATTTTAAACCTCTAACTTTCCTAATTTCTCTTTCTTTCTTATACATCTTCTTGTACTCGCAGCCTTCTCTTTTCTTTTTCTTTCGTTCCTTGTTTCGTAATATTCTCTTTTACGAAGTTCATTGAACATATCTTCTTTTTGTAGTTTCTTTTTCAGTTTTCTAATTGCCTTATCAACATTTCCGTTCTCTACTGCAACAGCAGTACCAGGCAATCTTTTCTCTGGGAATCTTTTCTTTTTATTAAATTTATTAAATTTATGAACTTGTTTGAATCGCATACATATCCTCTATTAATTGATTAGTAACTTCTGCTTCATATTGGTCTACGCCAGTAAGAAATGCATTTATATCTGTTATAGATAGTTTTGTAATATCCGAAACATCTGCACACTTCATAACATAGTCTACAATATGATTAGGGATATCTTCGTGTGTATTATAAAAATAAATCATTTATACCTTTCTAATTCTCTATCAATCATCTCAGAATAATGTTTAAGATAATTCACTCCAGATTCATTAATTCCGTGTTTTTCTGGATTAATAACTTTGTCGTTCATCATTTTAACAATCTCTTCAAGATTTTCAATAGCAAGTTGTTTATTAGTTTTAATTGGTTTTAAATCTTCAAAACTCAATGTAATACCAACTGTTTCTAAATTATCCATAATTATATCCTATCATAAAAATTAATATTGTCAACCCTAATTTAAAGTTTCTACTAAATTACCGTTTTCTATTTTAACCAATCTAACTAATTGACCAAAGTTTGTTTTGAAAACTTCTACTAAATTATCATAATCTCCAGACATCATTTCTTTGACTATTGTGTTAATCTCATCTTTTGATAAACCTAGTTTATTTCCTAAATATTTTGCTTTACCCATCAATGCAAATCCATTTCCGTCTGGGCCGTTTAAATTTATTTCTACTCTATACTGCAATTTTACCTCCATTGTAATAACATCATTGTCAAGTTAAAAATCATTTTTATCTATTATTTTATTATCCACAAGAGTATCAATTTCTTTGTTGATTACTTTTTGTAATCTATATTGATTCCAATAAACTGGCGGTAATGTAATTTTCATTTCATCTTCGTTCATACTGTCCTCTAAAATGGTAGTTTATATTCTTTTTCAGTAACAGACACGATATTGTCTTCGCCTGTGTACTCAAAAATCTTATTGTTGTTCTTTACATAAACCTTATATTGGTCTGGTGTAAACTTTCTATTTGTAAAATATTTCTTTTTCATATTAACCACTCTTCCTTTCTCCAATCATATTTTCTTACATTTGGGTTATCTAAAGAGTCTAAAACATTTTCCCAATGTGTTTCTAGGTCAATGTCATACTTCCTACAAATAACTGCAAATTCTCCATAGTAATTTCCCTCTGGATATTGACCAGCTAAACTTGCTTGTTCTTTTAGAACTAAATCTAAACATTTTTGTGCATCTTTAATATTCATAATTACCTTTCTTTCTTGATTATATTACTATTATACTTTGTTTTAAGAACAATGTCAAGTCTTTTTTTAAACTTTTTCATAAATGTTTATCATATTTTCTAAATCTGATTCTGAAAAATCAATAAAGTCTTTGTTATTGTACTTTGGATATTGTGGTTCAAAATAAGTAGGGCCACCATTTCCGTCATTCCAGATAGAACCCTCATTAGTTTTTGCTTCATATCCTAAACCACGATTTGTTTCAAAATATCTCACACTTTTTACTATCATATTTTTTATCATAATACCCTTTCTTTCTTGATTATATTACTATTATACTTTGTTTTAAGAACAATGTCAAGGCATTTATTATTTTTCTTCAACTTTATCCCAAATATCAATAAATCGTCTTAGCCATTCTCTTTGTTCATCAGTTTTAATTTCATCTGACCATAACAAAACTTCTGCACTACAAAACTCATTGATTTCATTTTTATTAATCCACGATTCATAAATTTTATTTAATAAATCTATTGTCATTATATTACCTCTTTTAAATTAAACTTACTTGTAAGAATATCTCTTACTCTTTCTCTGTCAAGACTATCACCATAAAATGGCAAAGAATCATCACTTGCAAGATAGTCAATAGTTGCAGTAGTGATATTATCTCTAGTTGCACCCATATCATAGATACCATTTTTACCATAAAAATCATAAACATACTCTACAAATTCATTCATTCGTTTTGCAAATTTTAGACTATTAAATATATCTTTTTTTTCCATATTTTTCTCTCTTTCTTTCTTGATTATATTATTATTATACTTTGTTTTAAAAACAATGTCAAGTCTTTTTTTAATTATTATGACCAAAGTTCGTTTCTTACTTTTCTTTTTTTTATTCTTTCTTTTCTGTTATGAACATCTTCTTGAACTTCTATTGTAGTCCAATCAAACTCTTGTTCTATTGAATCATCAGCCCAAGCCAACAAGTCTTTTGCCAACTTTAATGCTTCTTCTCTACTAAGATTAACACAGTTCATATCATCAGAAGATTGCATCCAATCAGTTCTTGGATTTCTTGCAGTTAATATACTCAATCTTGCACCACCAAAACCAGCATACTGTCTTAAACTTATTGTTTCTTTATTTGAAGATTTAACTCTTATTCCCATTTATTTCTCTCTTTCTTTTCTCATTGTTAAAATTATATAATACATTGTTTTGAGAACAATGTCAAGTAAAAAAGTAAAAAAAATGAAAAAAAGATATGAGTTAAATCAATGACTTACGAAGATGTGTTATATTTTCTGTAATCATTGTGGTTTCCATACCAGTGAACTTCGGTATGAATCTTGTTTTTATTGGATTTTATGATGTGTTTTTCCCACCAATCTGGTTCTTTTACAGTACAATGTGCATTTTCACCATTTGGTAGTATTGCGTGTGCAAGTCTGGTACAAATCGCAAGATATACAAACTTTTTTGCCTTACTGTAAATAGTATCAAGGGCCTTTGGAACTATATCTTCTGGAATATGTTCCATAACATCTGTTGATATAACTCCGTCAAACTTTCTTTTAGGTAACTTACTATGTTCTGAAAAACAAGGGTCGTACATATAAATGTTTTCGTCTTTTATATGAAACAATATATTTAAATGTGATTCTATATATTGATTACCCTTTCCACAACCATAATCTAATACTGTTTCAGAATTTGTTATAAGAACAAGATTTGCAATATTGGGTGTTTCTTTGTGTAAACTCACACCTTGATAAGTCTTCTTGTCTTGGTGCATAACTTTATATAAATCTATGTAATGTTGTTCAATGTCCATTGTGTAACCTCACAAAATATTCTGCATCTATTAACACTAAAGGTTTTTGATTATTTCTTTTAATAACAACTATGGGTTCATACTTACCAGCATTATCAGATGCCTGTTTATATGACTCCCATATGTTTAATTTTTCTTGATTTTTACATTCAATAGAATATGGAAACTTTTCTCTTGCAGCCCTAGCCATAATTAAATCTTCACCACCAGCACCCATAGAACGACTTTCAATGTCTTCTTCGTGTATATTTAATTTTTCTATGAGTTGTTCCCTAACCCATTTCTGTAATCTTCTACCTTTTGATTTCTTACTCTGTGTCTTCATCTACATTATCTTCATCAAGTTCCTCACCACAAAATGGACAATACTTTATATCATAGTATTCATCGTCCATATTGTGATTTATTTTAAATTCTGCATCACAAGAATCGCAATAAATTGTTTTTCCTGGCATTATTGAATCTCACAAGAACCAGCAGAACACGCAAGTTCTTGTGAACCTACTGTCATATCAGATTTTTCATACTCAGATAATTTATTCCAATCAACATTAGTAGGCATTTTATTCATCAAATCTTTATATTCCTTTTCATTACAATCTTGATAAGGTGCTTGTTTATATGTATGTTCACTATATGGTAAGAAACTTACTCCACTCATTAAATCAAAGTTCTTATATACCCAAGCCCCAACTTCTATCCATTCCTCTTCCTTTACAGAAATAGTTACAGATGGTTTATGTTCACACCAATGTACTTGATATGTTTTCCAAAGTTCTAGTTGTTCAATCGCAGTTAAATCTTGTCTGAATACTGCATCTGGACTACACTTTATTGGAAATGAAAACACAGTAGTATCATTTGGTTTCATAACATCATCTTCAGCAGGAAATCCTTGTTCTACCATCATCTTTGTAAGTGGGTCTTTCTTATCACCTCTTACAGTTCTAATGTAATAAGGATTATGTCTAGCGTGAATACCACTCGCACTATCTACTAACTGTGAAACTGTACCAGATGGTTTAACACAAGTAATTGCAGCCGATTGATTTATCTTTAATTTTTCAGACCATTCTTTATTCGTGTCTACTGACATTTTTTTTAAATTTTCTAGTAATACATCTAAACCAGGCAGTTTACCAGCAGTCCATTTGTTATCCATAATACCAGTAAGTGATACACCAAGTAGTCTTTCTTCAATACAATTCTTTTTCCAATCTTTACTCACATATTTAAAATTAGTTAATGTTGATTGAAATGTTCCAAGTATAGTTGCAAGTTTAACTTTTTCTAATAATGTATCTTCTGTATCATCTGTTCTTACAACAACTTCACTTAAATTGCACATTTCTCTACTTCGTAAAATTATCTCTGAACATGGATTCGTTCCGAAGTCATACCCAACATCTCTTCTTTCATTTTTCTCTGCAATCTTCTTTGCAGATTCTCTGTTAAATATACCTCTCTCACCAGACTTGGAATCATAAAGTGCTTTCCATTCGTCCATAAAAATACCTATATCTGGTTTCTCTGTGTAACACGCAGAGTTATTTGCAAGTGCTCTTTGTCCATTATCGTTCCACCATTGACCAGATTTTGCAACTCTCATTCTATCATCTGATAGATTAGACAAACTTATCAATGCACTTCGTCTAACACCACCAACAACCACAATCTCTGCCGTCTTACAAACAATATCATGACACTCAAGTGAACTTAATTTTCTTCCGTGTGCATTTTGAAATATTTCTGTTGTAAATTCAAATAATCTTCTTAAAGGTTCAGGCCCAGATGCACGACCACCAAAAGTTTTAAGTGGAGCACCAGCTGGTCTTACTTTACTTAAATCCCATTTAGGGATTTGTCCGTGATATAACATTGCAACAAGTTCTTTAAATGCCTTTGCCCAACCCATTTTACTATCTTGAACAACAATAGTTGTATCACTAGGGTGAAACTCCTCTGCAACTGTTGGTAAATTACTAACGAACTGTCTTTCAACTGAGAAACCTACACCAGTTCCGTTCATTAATACATATAGTATTTCGTCAAACGCTTGTGGTCTATCAACTGCAACATAACTACAATTATAACCAGCAATATTCTCTCTTTTTAATGCTTCACCAGCAGTCATTAAACATCTCATAGAAGGCATAATTTTAAGATGTATTACTGCATCTTCCAACTTTTCTCTTAATGATTTATCTAAACTATATTTACAACTTTGTTTTAAATGTTCTTGAAAGAAATCAAAGTATCTTGTTACTGTTTCTCTCCAAGTTTCTCTTCTACCTTCTTTTGGCACCCACCTTGAGTATCTTGAAAGGTGGATAAATTCTTGATATTTTGTTGGAAGTTTACCATTAAGCATCTATTTTTCTCCATTCGTTAAATCGGACTTTTGCTTCTAGTCCTTTATATGTGTTATTGTCTATTAGTTTCTTTATGTCTTTTACTCCAGACACAACCATTTCATTGATGTCTTTCTGTTTTATTTGTTCTGGAAACAAACATACAGAAAAATCATCTTCTATAAAACTTCTAATTCTTTTTACTATTTCCCTATTTCTTGGTTCATTATCTGGTATCAATGTCACATTATCTTTCTTATCAATTCTCAAATCAGAGTGTGCAGTTGCAACACAATTATCTAGAAATAAACTATCAATCGGGCCTTCAACAACATAAACTTTCCTACCCCAGTTAATACTGTCTAAACCATATAGTTTCTTCTCATCACTTAATCTAATGGTCAAATATTTTGGTTCTTCTTTACCAAATGCACGACCTTGTAGTGCAAACATTTTATTACTCTTATCTAAAAAAGGTATCACAAATCTTGGGTGGTCACCTTTTAAAGATGAAAACTTGTTCGGTATGAAAGTATTAACCCACTCATAAAATCTGTTGCAGAAAAACAACTTGTAGTGAAAACGACTTTGAATATGTCTATTTCTTACCCATTTAGTTACTGGGTGGTCTGGACTAAGTTGTGAAATTTTCTTGAGTTTTTTGAGTGGAGAATCCCCTTTTAAAAATACTGGTTTAGATAAGTTTAAATCTTTTTTATTATCGTCTGATTGTATATATACATTCTTATTTTTATAGATTTCAAATGTATATTCTTTGTGCAAATCACTATTTACATATCTTAACAGACTACCAAAGTCAGTAGATTTCTCACAATTATGACATTTATAAACATAAAATGTCTTATTGAGTATTAGATAACCCCTGGCTTTAGTTTTAGACTTTTCTGAATCACCACAGTATGGACATCTGAAATTGTATAGATTACCAGATTTCTTTTTAAACTGTGATAACTTTGAAGATAAAAGACCAATATATTTTGTATCAACAAAAGTGTTCATAGATAAACATTATATACCATAATTAAAAGATTGTCAATACTACATTGCAAACATTATTACTTTGTGAAGAATAAATCCAGCAACTATTGAACCTCCGATAATAATCCATCTCCACTTTTCTAATATACCTACCCTACTAGATAATTCTCTTTGAAGTTGATGAAATCTTTCAATATCATCTGAATTGTGTTTACTTATAAGTGTTACTATTTCTTTATAATTTGATGTAACCCTTGAATGTAATTCTTGTATTTCTTTTTTTATTTCTTTTTCGTTTTTTACTAATTCTTCTTCTTGTCTTGCAAGTTTTTCTTCGTGTACTGCAAGTATTTTATTAATACAGTTTGATACATCTGTAAGTTTAGTAATTGCAGTGTCAAGGCGTGAGTGAATATGTTTCATGTCACTCACATCCTTTTTAAGAAGTTCTAGTTCTGTTTTGATAGTCATAATAGTTTCCTATTAATATTTATGATATTTCAAATATTTGACAATAAACATAATTTGACTAAACAAACAGTCAAACAAATGACTACCATTCAGATTTTACTAAAGTCCAAGTACCATAACCTATTGCAGCCCAAGCAGCAATTTTCATAAGTGGTGCAAATAATAAAACGATTAATCCTACCGATATTAACACTGCGCCGTCCCAAGTAGTTCTTTCGTGCCATCTTGATATGGCCCAATCTTTTAATGTTTCAAGAGTTTCCTTTATCTTGTCCATTTACTTTCTCCTCTAAAGTTTTAAGTCTATTTTCAATATCTTGTTTCCAAGTATTTTTCTTAGTCTTAACAATTTTATTTAGTATAATATCAAAATTATTTTTTAACCAAATACCTAATTTTGTTTTACCTAACCATAAAGTCATTCTATTTACAAAAAGTGTTCTTAAAGTCTGTACAAACAAAAACCAAAAAAATGGCATTTTATTCTCCTTTTGGTTTTACTTTATTAAGTTCATAATAATCTTTATAAGATTTAATAATCTCTGATTTAGTTTTAAGATTATGTCTTATCTGTGCAAAGTTTTTTGCAATCAGTTGATAATCATTGTCTGTAAGACCAAATAGAACTGGGTCAATACCCTCTTCTTCTAGTTTCTTAAATACTTCTTCTGCATTTTCTGATGTGATAACAATCCACTTAATTGATTCTAGTTTACCTAAAACTGGTTCTTTTAAATTAAGAGGTTCTCTTTCAACTGGTGTGAAAAAAGTTTCTATCTTCTTAACACTAGAACAACTAGTAAGGAATATAATTAGGGTTAGCGATAGAAGGACACTCCCTATTGATTTCACTTTTCTTTGTTGCATTTAATTCTTTCTCTGTTAGTGGTGAACCAGACGATATTTCTACACATCTAAGGGCAGCTGCACTCGCCTTGTTAATTATTCTTTGAATCACTTTATCTTTTGCGATTGCAGTTTTACCTATATCTCTATCACCTTTAGTAAATCGTTTATCTAAATCATTGAGTTCTTGTTGAAGATTGTTTGAAAGTGTTGTAAGTCTTTGATTTGTTTCTAATATTGTTTTGAAATCTTCTTTTTGTTGTGCAATAACTTGTTGTTGAGATTCTACACTCTTTTCTAATACCATATTGTTTGCTTTGAGTACAGCGTTGTCTGCACGAAGTTTGAAAACATAAGTCAACGCACCACCGATACCTATAATCATCACTAAAGTAATTGCCATTTTTGCATAACCAAATATCATTTATCTAAACTCCGAATCAGATAAACCTCTAATTAATTTTAAAAAATTTTTAATTTGACTATTAGGAACATCTAATGTATCTGTTCCTATTTGTATCATCATTTTTTTACCACCAAATCTATCATCATCAAAAGATAATCTAACTCCACCTCTCATATATCTGTTTTCATCAAGTTCAACTTCTTCTACAAAATCTTCCATTCTAATTTTACCAAGTTTGTTTATATCAGATGCTTTATAATTGTGTTTTAACATAAGTCTTGACATTGCCATTGTACTAACAAAAGGTATATCTGCTTTATATAATTGAATTAAACCATCTTTATTTGAATCAATCTTATCAAATACTTTCATTAAAGGTGTTGGATTAATCTTTTTACCTTTTAAAGGTTCATATGCTTTTCTAAGTTTGTTAATCATATCATTACTAAATTTAGCTGCATTTAAATCAGCCATAGGTTTAGTAGTTAAATCTGCATAAGGAAAGTTGTAATATTCTTTGAACTTTTTCATATCAACCTACGCAAACTTCACTTGTTTCATTGCAAACTTTTGTAAT